TACGTCCGGGATGAGTCGGCGTACCAGCATGAACTTGTTGCCGTCCGGGTCAAGGTCTACGTTGTTAGAGGTAATGTAGGAGGTCATCGGGAGTTCCCCGGCGTCCGTACCATACTCGTGGCTATACAAATAGCTGTCGTCTTCACTCGCAGCCTGCGGGTATTGACGTAGCGGAGAGTCAGACCACGCCGTGCGGCTCATGGAGTCGGTGCAATCTCCGTAATACCAGATGTCTTCTGCGTAATTAAAGATGACGTATTTATCAATAGTGTTAGAAGTGGCAGAGCAATAGAACCACCAAACTTCATAAAACCGCTCGTTGGACGCAGCAAAAAATTGTTCAGTTTGCGCCCAATTTATATTTTCAAAAACATGTTGGCGTAGGGTGCAGGGGAGGGGTTCCACACGACCGTTGTATGAAAGAAACTTATCCGTCCCCATCCAATAGAAGACATTGTTTTTGGAAATGACGGCGTTGGGGCCGATAAGTGAAATTTCGTTGGAGATTAGTTTTTGTGAAAATACATCTGTTCCCCCCACAAACTGCACGGACGTTACCGACTGTTCAGTAAATACCAGCGTTTCATCCAAGTTGGCAACGGCCCGCAAAATGTTGGAGCCGGTTTGAATTGTTAAGAACCCGGCGGTGGACGTTACGGGAGTTGCGCGATCCCAGTTGGTGTAATTATCTTGACTTGCCCAACGAACCAAAAGAGGGTCATAGGTAGCTGAACCGCCGCCATACGCTGTAGCCCCAAACGCCATCAAAATGCCGCTCTTGGGGTCAAACAAAATTTGCCCAACTTGGTCTGGGATTGACGTTCCTGTCAACGCAATTGCATTAGTAGGGGTTACGGCGGGGGCTACCGCAAACGAAGTGTCAGTATCCCAGTAATAGATTGCGCCGTTCCGAATGTTAAAAAGCAAATCGGTTTCGTCAGCAGTTACGTTGTACCGCGACGCGAAGTAAACAATGCGGATGGGGATAGAAACAGCCGTTGCCGAAGCGATACCCCAGCCAGTCGTCGGCGTCGTCCCAAACCCACCCCACGGGGGAGCGCCCCAACCTACACCGGAAGCGGCGGTAGAAAATCCGGAAGGGATGTAGAAAAACGCCGTAATACCCGTGCCACCACCAGTAGCCGCAGAAGTCGCTGCGGTATCCACCGTTATTGTAAATGTGTTGGCAGTGACATTAGAAATGAGAAACTGAACGTCGTTAAGACTGGTAGCGGGAACGCCACCAACCGCCGTAGCACCAGAAAAAACTACATAATCCCCGTCTACCGCGCCGTGCGAGTTGATAGTGACCGTGACGGTAGTAGATCCCAACGCCGTAGTGAAGCAGTTGTCGGTGTCTTGAGGAACTGATGCGCCGGTATAAGTAGCGCGAAGCGGGGTGATGTCGTGCAGCGTCCCACCGCTTTCAACATAAATTTTGGAGCTAGTGCCAAGCGCAAGGAAGTTATACCCCGCTGCTGGGATCCAATTAAACAGCGAACGGCAGACGCCCAGATACGAAGTGACCGAGGCTTTTGCCCAGCCTCCTAGTTTTTGAGGGAAGCCAGAGAGAAACCGAATCTTGTTGGACTCCCACCAACCACCTTCGCCAGCGTAGTTGGTTTGATCTCGGTTTACCCCCGGCTTGAATATTAGCTTCTTAAGGGGCATTTATTTTTCCTTGCGGAAAATCTCGATTGCCGAGATGACAGCACCCACCGCCAACCCAATTTGTTGCATAGCCTCAGGGTTAACCCCAACGCCCATCGTGCCCGCCATGATAGCGGCACCGCGCCAAGTAGAAGGTTCCCGCGCACGATCTAGAAAAAACTTAAGATTCATGGAGGATTCTCCTACGGAAGGTTAATTAGATTCTCGGCAATGCGCCGTGCCCACCCTTTACCATATTTATCAAAAACCTTCAACTCGGTCATGAATTTGAGGCGCTGGCCGTTGAAAACCGCAGCAAGTTTGTACTGATCCATCGCTCGCACCGCTGCCAACGTCCCCTGACCGATAATGCCGTCATCCTTAACTCCAACGGCCCGTTGAAGCCATTTTGCTGCCTGCCCCACTCCAGAGTTGACGGCTGCGTCAAACACCGCAAACCGCACCTGTTTAGGAAGGTCATCGGCGTGCAACTTGTCCCAATAGTCCCGGCGGTAAATTTGCTGCGCTCGTTCCAGCGTCAGCCCTTGGATGTCTTCCATCGGATACGAATTAGCGGCAACGCCATACTTGGTGCCCAGCAATTCGCCAACGCCTACTTTGCCGCCAGTCCAGTTGCCGGGGTCGTTGCGGTCGCCGCTATACCCACCTTCATGGCCGATAAGCACTTTGAAAGATTCTTCAAACGTCATTTGTCTACCTTGGAATCAAGTTTGTCAAAAATACGGGTCAGCATTTCTTTTACTTCTCGAATATCAGCGCGGTAATCTTCGCGGGCCACATAAGTTCTCGGAATGTCTTCCCGCAGGCGAGAAAGGTCAGCGCGGAGTTCGATACTGGCTTCCCAAACAGAACGACCAAACCACCCTACAATTGACATCGCCGCACCGAGGACAATGTTAAAAAGCATTTGATAGTCCACTATTTATCTCCTGCGTCGTCGCGGCGTTGGTCTGTGGCGATTTTGATGCCAGTAATTAGCCCGATGAAGCCCCCGACAATTGTCTGAAACGCAGGCAGCACAGCTTCAAAAATCTTGTTGTTGTCCACTTTCTCGTCGAACAATCCAACCATCATGCCGCCCACCATCGACATTAAAATCATGGAC